TGACCAATCGTTAGCTTTTTAAAATTTAAATGAAATGAAAGGCTTTAACCGCTACAGCTACCAACAATGAAAAATAAAATCCTATTATCGCACCCATTAACCATTTAAATTGTGAATTTACGATTATCTTTATTTCTTTTATATCGTTTCTTATATCAGTTAACGTGTTTTCTATATCTAATAATGACATTTGCACAAGAGTTAACCGTGTTTCTTTGCTGCACACGATATCAATAGGTTTTATTGGTTTCACATATACCCCAACTGGATAACTAAAATTAAAAAATGCAAATCAGGACTATTTCAAAAGTTACATTAAATTTACATTCATATTATAACACCACTTGTCAAATTTCATGGGGGACCCCCACTATTAAAAAGAAACATTTTCCATTATTAAAATCCTTATGCAGCAAAGGTTAAAGTGGGGGACCCCCATTAATTGTTTATTTTTTTAAATAGGCATTAAAAGCGTTAAACGCGTATTAAACGCGTATTAAACGCGTATTAAAGATTTAAATAGGCATAGTTGTATTTATCTACAAATTGCCTTATCATGTAACCTTACGTCGTCAAACGGAAATCTGGCCGCGTCTTCACAGCGTTATTGTGATGCTCATTACGGTGACACCGCTCTATAAGTCAAAAAGAGGGATTAGGAATGACTGAAGATTTAGCAGAAACTGAATTACAGGATATGCCTTTGGAAGAGGCCGAGAGTGAAACCGTTGATGATGAATATCAAACCCCTGTATACAACAAGATACAGGTTCAAGATGTAGTCAAACGCGAAAAACAGAAAGCTTACGAAAAAGGACGGAGAGCAGCTATGATGGAATTACAACAAGAACAGCAACCACAATCATTAGGTGGAATGTCAGCTCCTTCACGAGAAGAAATCCAAAGATTGATTGCGGAACAAGCGCCACAATTGTTGCAAGACCATGTTAACGAGATGCAAGCCAAACACACGGTAAACTCTTTCGTTAGCAAGATGGAAGCTGCTGAACAAAAATACCCTGGAATTCAAGAAAAGCTTAATGAGTTGGATTACAATACCATTACGCCTCTTATAAAGATGGCGAATGATATGGAAAACACTGGCGATATAGTTAACGAGTTGATAACAAACCCCATGAAAATGGGTAATTTATTAGCGTTGCTGTATGCTCAGCCTAAGATGGCACAAAGGGCAATGAATGACCTTTCGCAATCTATCAAGGTAAACGAGGACGCCAAGACTCAAGCAGCTGCTGCAAAAGACCCTATGTCACAACTAAAACCTTCACAAAATGCCGGAATGGATAATGGCAATATGTCGGTTAGTGACTTTAGAAAAATGTTTAGGTAAATGTAACCTAAATCTATAATCTAACCGCCACAGTGACACCATTCCAAAAATAAACATTTTTTGGAGCGACTACTATGGCAGTACCAACAAATATTTTACAAACCGTCCAGACATACCAAAAAGCAGAGCTGGCATGGTTACTTAATACTTTCGTAGGCATAAGCACTGCGAATAAGAAATTTGAGAAGTTTAACGACTTAACCGCTAACCTTGGCGACACGGTTAACTTTGATTTATCACCAAGATATCAAAGCTACTCAGGTTTAGTTATTACCCAACAGCCTTCTACTCAACGCTTACAAGCATTAACTTGCTCACAAGCTGCAAACGTATCTTCTGGATTTACAGCGCAACAATTCATATTAAACGTTCGTGATTACATGGATCGTTTCGGTATGGCTGCAATGAAAGAATTAGGCACCTCTATTGAATTAGATATGCTTAAGAATATAGTTTCAGGTGTTGTTGTTAACGACCCGCAAAACGCTAATTTCGGCTCTTTACAAACTAATAGCGGACCTTTCCGTTTTTATGGTAATGGCGTTACACCCATTAATTCATTTACTCAGTTAGCCCAATCTGTTGCAAACTTCGATGATTTTGGTGCATCTACCCATAAAAAAATGGCAATGTTACCTGTTACCGCCATTCCTGCAATTGTTGGTACTGGTTTAAATCAATTTGCAATGCGTAGAAATGATGAAACTGCCATGAAATGGGAATTGGGTGATTTTGCTGAAACCACTTGGCATGAATCTAACTTACTGCCTTTACATGTTTCTGGAACTATCGGTAATGCCGCTTCCCCTAACAACGTAATGACTGTAGTTAGCACAAATGATCCTACTGGCGCTAACATTACTCAGATTACTTTCACTGAACCTACTGGCAGCACAGACACTAACGCGGTTAAAGCAGGTGATTTGTTCCAGTTTAATGACGGCGTTTCAGGCAAACCTAACATGCGTTTCTTGACCTTTATTGGACGTGCTCCAAGTCAACAAAGCGTACAGTTTAGAGCAACTGCTAATGCTGCAACTGTTGCAGGAACTGTAACTGTAAGCGTTCAAACCATTAACGGCGTAGGTTTGGTTTCTGCTGCAAATGCAAATCAGAACATCAATAACGCGGTTGTTGCTGGAATGACTGTAACACCTTTACCCAGTCATAGAGCAGGTTTGTTAGAATCAGGCGATCCTTTCTATTTAGCAATGCCAAGGCTCCCAGATTACTCGCCTTTCGTATCTTCCATAATGACCGATCCAGACAGTGGTGCAAGTATTCGCCATTACTACGGTAACCAATTTGGTCTAAACAACCAAGCTTATGTTCGTGATGCCATTTGGGGATCAACACTTGTCAGTGAAAACTGCATGCGTCTCATATTCCCTATGTAATCTTATGCGCCAGAAATGGCGCAACAACACTTTTAAGGATGAAAAACATGAGTACATACACACAATTTGGTCAAGTTCCTTTTGCTTATACTAACGGCTTAAATATCAGTAATAATGCAACAACCCCTAACACCGTTATTGATATAGCAGTAGGCTCTGTAATGGATTCAACTAAGACTTTCCAATTAACAGCCTCTTCTGCATTAACTGTAAGCTCTGCATCTAACGGTTTAAATGGATTGGATACAGGCACTATTGCAGCAAGCACTGTTTATGCGGTTTTATTGGTTGCAGATCCTGTAACAGATAGCGCTACGGGTGCCATGCTTTCTTTGTCTGCTACAGCACCAACAATGCCTTTCGGTTATAGTGCATTTGCTTTATTAGGTTATGTTGTAACCGATGGCAGCGCTAATTTTCTAAAGGGTTTATGGAAAGGCGGTAACTCTTCACGACGTACCTTTATGTATGATGCACCACAAGCCACTGCAATCACAGCAGGTGCTGCAACTACTTATACAGCAATAGACTTGAGCGCTTTAGTTCCTGCTGTTACCGATCAACGTTTAGTCTATATTAACTCTGCATTTACACCAGGTGCTGCAAGTCGCACGCTTAAATTGCGTCCTACAGGCAACACAGGGGATTCTATTGTAATTACAGGACAAGTTGCATCCGTAGTTATTAGCAACCAATCAACAATATATGCACGTCTTTCTTCTGCTAAGCCAAAGATTGACTATGTTGTATCTAATGCTGGGGATGCGGCTGCTATTAATGTTGCAGGGTACGATTACTTCTTATAAGGCAGGACGCCATGGCTTACACCGCTTTGCAGTTGATAACACGCGCTTACTATTTGTCCCAAGTAGTAAGTAGAGACCTTCAGACGCCTAGCGGTTCGCAAGTCTCGGACGGACTTTACCTGCTTAACGCAAGTCTTGACTTTAAAAGTTCGGACTTGCGGTTAATACCTTATTTTGATAAATATTCGTTTAATGCCGTTCAAGGGCAGGAAACGTATAATATTCCTAACTTATTATTTGTAGATACCATGACCTTTAATATAGGTCCTGTACGTTATTCACTTAATGAGTTTACGCGTGAGCAATATTTTGGAATACCTCGTGTAGATAATATTCAATCATTACCCTATTGTTATCGCGTAGAGCGCGCATTGGGTGGGTGCGATATATCCTTATATTTTCTTCCAGCTTCTAATTATCTAATAAACATTGTAGGAAAATTTGGGCTTACTGAAGTAACGCTTAATACGGATTTATCTCTTATTTACGACTTTTTTTATATCGAATACTTGCGTTATGCATTGGCTGAAATGATTTGCTGCGAATGGGGTGCCACACTCCCCGACGGGTGCAGGAAAATGCTTCAAGAATATGAAAAGAAAGTAATGGATGTTAGTCCTCCTGATTTATCCATTAGAAGCCAATCATTCTTTAGTGGGCAATGTGGTTTTGACTGGCAAATGGCCAACTTGTACAAAGGTTATGTACCTTAAGGAATAATATGCCAGCTCCTAATGCAATGCAGCAGCATCAACAAGTACCGCTAAAAATTGTTGGCGGAAATAAATTTGGGCGCTACCCAAAAATATCCGTTGAGCAAACTTTTAATATGATTGTAAGTGATGATGCGCTTGTTCCTTACGCAGGATACAAAGTTGTGTTTGATCAGTTATCTCCAACCAACAAGGGTCGCGGACTTTATGCAAGCTCACGCGGAAACTTAATGGTGGCGGTGTGGGGGAGTGGGGTTTATAAATTAACTCTTTCTGGCGGTGTTTTTTCTTACGTATTTATAGGGTTTCTTGACACTACTGCTGGTGATGTTTATATGGCAGAAAACAACAATAACCAGATAGCTATAACCGATGGAATTAATATATATGGGTATAAGTGGAGCGATCCTCCTGCATTATTAAGCTCTAATGGCGCGGGAATTACCATACCAGCGGGACTTAAAAATCCTGGTTATATTTCTTTTCAAAACGGAAGATTTATAGTTTCAGATACAACTTCAAAAAACTGGTATTTATCAGCCGCAAATGATGTAACAAGCTTTCCATCTACAGCGCAATTCCAGGGATCTTTAGAAAGCAAGCCAGATACGGTTCAAGCGGTTTTCCCGACCCCAGGCGGTGGTAATAACATAGTAGTTTTTGGACATACGGTTATTGAGCAATGGCAAGATATAGGGGCTGCATTGTTTCCTTATCAGCGCAGTTCAACATCTAATATTGACTTTGGAACAATTAATGCATCCAGTATAGCAGCTTTAGATAGTTATGTTGTATGGCTTGCTGTAAACGAATCATCCGGTGTATCTTTGATGATTTACGCAGGGAATAATGCACAACGTATATCGATGGATGGGCTTGACTATAAGCTTGCTTCTTTATCAGCACCAGAGGATTGCACAGCTTTTCTTTTTAGACAAGATGGGCATATTATTTACCAGTTTACGTTTATTACAGATAATTTAAGTTACATATACGATTTAACAACTCAGCAATTTTTTACGGTTACTGATGAAAACTTAAATCATCATATAGCAAAAAATGTAGTTTTCTTTCAAAACAAATATTATTTTGTTTCTTTAAATGGCGGTGATCTTTATGAGTTTGGTTCTAATATAACATTTATGGAGTATGCAAGCTTAGTTAGACACATTATTCCACAAATACGCATAACAAACCCCATAAGATTGCCAAATCAAAGTATGTTTATTATAAAAAGCGCATCCTTTACGGTTGAGAATGGACAACAGGCTTCCCCAATAGTTCCACCAAGTACTTCTGCTTCAATTGATTTATCTATATCTAGGAATGGCGGAGAGTCTTTTGGGTCTGCTGTAAGAATAGATTCTAATCCTAGCGGACAAAGAAGAAGCAGGCTTATTTACCAAAAACTAGGTCAAGCAAACGATGCTACCTTTCAAATACGGTTTATAGGGTATCAAAGATTTGTAGCTTTTGATGGTGTTGTGGAGATATACCAATGACAGACAGTGTTATTAGGGTGCCCAATCTTCCATTGGGAAAATTAGTTGATGAGTCTTTTAATGCAACAGATGACGAATTAACTTTTAGGCATACATTAATAACTTGCCTACAAAAAAACTTTGGAAATGAGGGTGTTGTAATACCTACGCAAGACAGTGCTAATATAGCTATAATAGAAGCAAATCAAAATGAAAACTTGCAATATACATGTCAGGCAGGAACCTTTATTTATGATTCAGATACAGACACTGTAAAAGTTTCTATTCTTGTAGCAGGTGTTCCTGTATTTAAAACCGTAACGGTGACATAAGGATATAAAAAATGAACATTGGAGCAGTAGTAAAAGCAATATCAGGACTTGGTTCGGTTGCTCAAGGGGTATCTGGTTTATTTGGTCACAAAAAAAAAGGGGCTTCTACGCAAACAAATCCAGCGGATTCAGCTAATCCTTATTACAGCCAAATACCTGAAAAAGCACTTCCTTATTATCAGCCCTATATGGAAGCAGGCAAAAGCGCCATGGGTAACTTGGCTACAGAATACGGTCGTATGACCAATAATCCAGAAGATCTATACAATAAATTTGGAAGCGGATATAAACAATCAGCAGGGTATCAAACACGCTTACAAAGCGCATTACAAGCCGCACAAAACGCATCAGCCGCAGGCGGAATGCTTGGAACGCCACAATATCAGCAGCAGGCAGCTCAAATAGCAAATGATATGAGTGCAAAGGATTACGAGGATTACTTAAACCATATTCTTGGTATATACGGTGGCGGCATTCAAGGCCAGCAAGGCATAGAAAACCAAGGATATGATGCATCCAAAGCATACGCTAATTTATTAGGTAATGCTATTTCTGCACAAGGACAAAATGCTTACGCAGGGCAAGCAGGACAAAATGCAGCGCAAGCAGCGCAAAATCAACAAAACCAACAAAATAGAGCGCAAAGCTGGGGTAACATATATGGAGGACTTGATCTTGGTGGGAAGGCCCTTATTGAATACTTAAATAAAAATAATGATAAAGAAAAGGCGTCCAGTATGCCTTCAACATATGATTGGTCAAGTATGTATGGGGGGCAAAAATAATGAGCATTCAATATTTTCCATCATTTAGGCTTACGCCTGAAGAAGCAGGGTTTAGTGGAAAAGTAAACTATGCAGATGCTTTCAGTAAAGGCTTAAAGCAAGCATATGAACCACGAAATCATGCTGAAGATTTACTTACTAAAATGCTTAAAAATAAGTTGCTTGGTGTGCAGTCAAAGTATGCCGAACCCAAAAGCATGGCAGATTTATTACGTATGAATCTTGCTAATGAGTACTCTGGTAAATCAATGAGTGATAGGCTTCAAGCATTATCGCTTGCTAATGAAGGTCGTGGCCTTGCTAATCAGTATAGCAGAGAATCAATGCATGATAGGATTTTAGCTAATGAATTGGCTAATCAAAAATCAAGATTTGATATAGAAAAACAACGTACATTACATAATATATATGGCAGTAATCCAGAAGCTGCATTGGGTGGTGATGTAGCGAAAACACTAGGATTGATTTCCGCTCGCGATAGAATGCAAGCAGAAGCTGAATCGCAAAATGATGATAGACCTCAATATGCTAAAAATATGGAGCTTAGCTTAAATTTACCGCAAGAACCTGAAGGTGCTGTACAGGTAGGTCCTGATGAAGAAATTAGTGAAGAAGAATACAGAAGACAAGCAGGGCAAAGAGTACAACCTATTATTCCTAATGAAATTGTAGAAGTTGCAAGAAAAGAAAAAGAAAAAGAAGAAAAAAAAGAAGAAAGAAAGAATTTAACTGGAAACTTTATAAGCAAGAAAGGGGCTGCCAATGATAAGTTGCTGGCAGAAGCAGTTAAAGACATAGACAGGAAAATTAATTTATACGGTCCAAATTCATTGCAAGTAAAACAAGCAAGATCGCGCGCTAATGCAATTGCAGACTCGGTAAGTAATGAAAGGTCAAAGGATGGTTATTTAGACGCTATCCTTCCAATGACGTCGCCAATAAAAAAACCTATAACAAACACTAAACAAGCAAACATTGATGCAATAAATCAGAAATTAAGCGGAAAACAAGTAAAAGGAACATTATTAGAAGAAGCGGATAAATACGCAGACAAACAATCCAATCTATACGGGTATAGCTCGCCAGAAGCTACGCGCGCCAGAAAATATGCAAATAGTATTGCCGAATCAAAAAACAAACAAGGATCTGTTGGACCGCATTTAAAAGCAATAAATGATCTTCAGGTAATAAAGGATACATATGGAGAAAACAGCAATGAGTATAAAACTCAAAAAGGTATAGTAGATGCTTTTAAAAAGAGCCAAGAATTTATTCCAAATACAAGAGAAATTATCACGCAAAATCAAAATGTT